TGCATTGTTTACTGTAGGTAAAGATGCAGAAGTTATATAATTAGCAGTGTTAGAAAATATACTGTTACCTATTTCACCTGCAGCTTTTCTACGTTCTGCCCCTGAATCTAATACTATAAACTCGTCTGTAGGAGTCATACCCGCTGTCATGTCTGTAAATTCAGATAAATCTAAACTAAGTGAAGTAGCTCCTGCATCTAAACCAGCACTTAATGTAATTTCAGTTAGATCTAATGAAACAGTAAACGTTGAAGTTCCAGATTGATTAGCTGTAAATGAAGCACTGCCGTCAAGACCTGTGCTTGTTCCCATGTTAAGTGTTCCATTATTAACTGTAGGTATAGTTGGAAAAGTAGTTAATATACCTTCTCCGTTTATATAATCTGTAGAAGCACCTGTAAATTCTAAATCAAATGTTCCGCTTGTTGTAATTGTTTGTGTAGATCCTTCACTTATTGTAATAGCATCACCATCAATCATTGTAGTTACACTTGTAACAGTACCTTGCGGTACACCTGCAACAGCAGTATCAACATATGTTTTTGTAGCTGCATCTTGAGCAGAGGTAGGATTTACTACATCTGTTATTTTACAGTTTACATCTAAAGCACTTGCGTTGTTGATTCTTAATATACTATCTGTTGCGTCATCAACTGTAAATAAACTAACATTTGTAGTTCCTTGAAAAACAATCCCTTCTCCTGGGTCATTAATATTAAGTTGATTAACCCCTGTTATATTATAATTACTACCTGTAATACCGCCATTAGCATTTGTTAATCCATCTATACCTGCATCTGCACCTATTTTACCACTAAAACTTTTAACTCCAGCTATACTTTGATTACCTGTAGTTCTTACAACTGTACTATCTACTTGAATAGTTCCTGTTGCTGTTATTGTACCACCTGTAATACCGTTTGAAGTAGCTATAGAAGTAACACCTGAGCTTGTAACATATCTACCATCTAAATCCACAGTTAAAGATGATAGTCCTCCATTTCTAGTTGCTGTTAAAATACCATTATTAGTAGTATTGAAACTTAATCCTGTAACATAATAGTTATCATTATTATCTGTAGAATTTATAGTAATTGTATCACCACTTCTAGATGTAGTAGTTCCACCTGTTCCAGTAATAGTTAATGTATCATTATTACTATTTGCTGTAGCTGTACCACTTTGTGTAGCAATATTTTTATATATAGCTTGGCTTGAACCTTTATCAGAGTTTGTTAAAGTAATAGTACCAGAAGAAGTAACTGTACCACTACCACTTAGTCCTGATGAACCTTGTACTGTAACTGAAGTTACTGTACCAAGATTACCTGTAGCACCAATATCATTAAGTATCTGAGCTTTTGTTCTATATTTAAGAACTCCACCATCCCATACCATAATACCTGTATAAGTACTATTATCAGCTGTAATACTACTAACTGATAATGTACCAGTTATTTCACTGTTTCCTGTTACAGATAAGCCTGATATAAATTGTATAGCCATGTTCTTTTTTTTGCTAAGATACTAAATTTAAAAAAAAGGGAAAAGCTTAAATTGATATATCTAAGCTTTCCCCAATTTAATAATTGTTATTATACTACCTTCATTATTATAAATTTCAGGCTATTTGCAGTAATATTATTTGTCCAACTAAAATCAACATTACCACTAGTAGTGTTATATTCTGTTTGAACTTTTACTTCAAAACCACCTGCATTGTATACTTGCGTAATAAATGGTCCTGTACCCAACCCGTGTGTTCCTGCTGTTACTGTAAAAGAACTAGTTGCCGTTGCTGGTCCACTAGCCACATAAGTTCTTTTTTCAAGATGAACTTTTAAAGTAGCTGGTGATACAAACAACTGTTGTCCTGCTGTACCCGCATCTACTTCTGATTGAGTTGCTGTTTCAGCTACACCTCGTGCACCATAAGTTGAATCAGGTAACGTTCTTGTAGAATTAGCTGTAATAACACCATCAGTCATTGTTAATGTATCAATTACATCAACACCTGAAGTATCTATATCTGAGTCAGTACCAATAATTTTATTAAATGTACTTGCTAACTGAGCATCACTAATACCACCTGCTTTAATTGTAATAAAACCATTAACTGTTCCAGCAAAAGAAGCATTACTAAATCCAGCAACACCTTTTTCAGTTGCCCCATCTGTTGCACCTACACCAGCAATATTTTGATCTTGAATTACTACCGTATAGTCACTTAATGAAGGTGAAGAACTTCCTGCTATATCTGAATTTGCAAATATTAAGTCTCCTACTTCAAGTGATTCTGTAAAGAAGGTTCCGTCTTGTGTTACAACATAAAAGTCACCTTGTGTTAATGCCACATTGTTTGCTCCTGTTAATACAGGATTGTTTGTTGATGCATTATATCCACCTTGGAATACACCTACTCCAGCTACTGCAGATTGCATTTGTGCTAAATTAACAGCATCTGTTCCAGCTGTACCAGTTGCAAGGCCAGTAATTTTATTATTTCCTAACGCTATATTATTATTTGGTACACCTAATACGTCAAGTGGTATATCAACTATAGCAGCCTTTTTAACAGCTCCTGCTGCACTATCATCACCAATTAAAATTAGATCATCTGCCTCTGCAAAGCCTGACATTCCACCAGCATCACCAATAATACCTGTTGCAGAATAATCTACTGCAAGTGATCCTGTACTTGTTATAGTACCACCTGTAAGACCTAAACCACTTCCTACACTTGTTACACCATCTACTGGTAAAGTAGCAAGTGTTAAGTTACCTAAGATTACTTGTGAGGCAGTACCTGCTCCAGCAATGTTTATATTTCCATCTGCTATAAGAGGTGAATTTGTAATTGTAAGAGCATTACCAGTTTCTGTAATACCAACACTTGTTAATCCTGTGTTTGTATCTGTAGCCCATGCTGGAAGACCATTACTATCTACTTTTAATACTTTACCTGTTGATCCTATAGCTATTTTAGCTAATGTTGATGTACCAGAAGCATATAGTAAGTCTCCTGCTGTATAACTAGTTAATCCAGTACCACCATTATCTACGTCTAATGTACCTGACATTGTCATAGTACCACTAGAAGTAATTGGAGAGTTATTAAAGGACATTCCAGTACTACCACCACTTACACCTACTGAAGTTACAGAACCTGCACCCGCATTAATATAAGTTGCTACTTGAGATAAGTTTGCAAATTTAGCATTGCTATCTGAAGCATCAGAAAATATTACTTTATCAGTTCCTGCTAATGTAACAGATGTTCCATCTGCTGCCGCTAATACAACGTTATCTGTACCTGCATAATCTACTGCTAATGTTCCTGAAGAAACAATTGTACCACCTGTTAAACCAGCTCCAGTTCCTATAGAAGTAACTGTACCGTCTTTACCAAAACCAGGCATATTAGAAATAAGTGATTTTCTTAATGTATTACTATCACTTACATCTGAGAACCAAACATAATCAGTTCCTACTGGATCTGCAGCAGTTAATACTTCAATTGCATTATCTGTACCTACAGTATCAATATTAACTGTTGGTGTTGTAGAAGGAGAACCTGTAATTGTTATACCAGTTCCTCCTGTTAAAGAAGTAACTGTACCAACATTATTTGTAGCATTTGTTGTAACTGTAAGAGTATTTGATGATCTGGTTACGGTTAAGGATGCTGATGCTGTACCATTACCTTGTATTATTACATTATCAGCTACACCATCGTTATCTATTAATTGGATGCCTGCTGTTCCATTAGCACCACCTACACCAAATAGTTCATAAGTTGTATTAGAATCTGATCCAGTTGTAAAATCTACCCATGCTCCATTTGCACGGAGTCTCATTTTGTCTGTGCTAGAATTGTAATAAATCTGACCATCTCCTAGCAAGCTAGCACCAGTTGGATCTGCAGTTTCATTTTGAATTCTGGCGTTCTTGAACGTACCCTGGTTGATAAGCGTGATATGCCCATCAACTTGAATACCTGCTAAAAATTGTATTGCCATTTTATTTATTTTTAATTGTTATTATTATTGTTTAATTGTTATTTTTTAATTTAAAAAAGCACACCCTGCAAATGAATTACTAAATGATACTCTTATTTGGTTAGTAGATAAATAATCTATATCACCTATCACTACATTATTATCTAAGTCAGCTATTGTTACTGATGGATACTCCCCTAAATTATGTGTTATTGTCCATACCGCAGCAGCTATCTCAAAACACTGTACAAACGTTGCTTCATTTGCAAGTATATCTGCTAAATCTAATACTGTACATACATTAGTAGGAACAGCCGGACAAGATACACTTGCCTTTACATTTATTTTTGCCAATGGCTCAACAAATACACCTTTATCTTCTGTTGCAACAACAACCTTATCTGATTTTTTATCTAACCAATCACATAATTCTTTTTGTAATACTGCATTAGCAAAATCAGTATAACAACATGCTTCAATACCAAACTTAACTTCTTTAAAGTTTGCATATGCTTGGTTAGCAAAAGTCTGTTCTACTCTTATTCTTTTTTCAAGAGCCACATGCTTTACTTGATTTGCATTTGATATTTCTCTAGGTTTACCCATTTTTTAAATTCACTATTTGTTGTTTAGCAAGTTCTAAAGATAAATTTCTACTACCCTCTGTAGCTTGTTGTTTAGCTTTAGATGAGTTTTTACATCCTTTGCAAATTACATTTCCATTTTCATCATGTGTCTTTTGACATCCACACGTAAATTTTTTTCCACATACTGAACAGTTATTCATAATTCTTTGGTTTTATACGTAATACATTCCTCTCTTTGCTGATCCACAATTTCCAGTTGGACAAGTAATCTTATTTAATCTGGCTTTTGCATAATTATATATTTGCATAGCTTGAGTTGTAGATTGACAATATTCTGCATTTGAAACGGCAGCATCAATCATTGTTTTTATATAACTCATTTCAGCTAATAATTCTTGTTTCTCAGAATCAGGTTGACAGGGTTGTACATCTAGATCACACAATACTTCATAGTATTGTCCAAGTAATTGTGTAACTCTTAGATGATTGTATTCTACGTATACCTTTGAATTAGGTGATACACTGTATCTTATGATATATATACCATCAGGTATATTTTCTTGTTTTGTACCACAATCCGTGGTTTGCAAAGCAAGTGTACATGCCGTTAAACACATGTCAAAATCTTTATCAACCTTAATTAAAACAGGTACAGAATAGCCAGGTAAAGTAATTAATAACTCTTCACAATCAACTGCTAAATCCTTTGAATATTGACTTGTATCTTTTATGCAAAGTAAATTACAGTTAGATACTGTAGGTATTTCTAAACTTAATATATGTCTGTCTGCCATTTTGTATTCTATTAATAAATGATACTATATAGATAATATACAAAAAAAATAGAACATATAAAAAATAAAAGAGCAGGAGATTTCTCCCCTGCTCTAATATCTTGGTTGATAATTTTAATTATTACCAAACAGCATTTTGCTCAATAGGTAAGTTATTCCCATTGTCTTTAGCCCATGCTTGTAATCCTTCAAGGAAATCCTCCATAGCATTTTGTGCTGCTGTATCACTACATTTAACATAGATCTTATACTGATACTGGTCATTATCAAACACTCCTGATGGATTGTTGAATCTTGGCACAGAATGTTGTACGTAATAAGCTCTGTATGTTGATGTTCTATCAACTGCAGCTAAAAGCTCATCAGATAATTCAATCTCTCTGATTCTAGCACTATCAGCATTTCCTTGGTTATAAGGAGACTGACGGTATCTCTCAGACATAATTAATTCTCTAATTACTTCTTCACCTTGTGTTTGTTGCATTGAACCTGGTGTAGCTGAAGCAACACCACAGTCATTACATGGATTACCTGTTTCATCTAATAAAGATACAATGATCTCTACAGGCTCAGCATTGAAATGATCTCTAGTGTCAAAAGAACAGTTACCAAATACAGTGTCAACGTATGCACCTTTGAATTCTACACATGCAGAAACCTTAGTAGCTCCGTTTGGATCTGTTGAAGCAACATATGTTCCATCAACTACTTCAGCAATACTATAAACTGCTTGAGTAGATACGCCACCTGTAGTAGTTGTTACAATAACACCACCTTCAGAAACTGAATCTACTAAAATAGCACCATCTGTACCACCAGCTACAACTAATACATCTCCAACTGCATAACCTGATCCTGCAGTAGCAATAGAGTAAGTAGCAATAGCATCACTAACACCTAAACTTACAATGTTAATAGTTGCACCTGAACCTGTAGAACTACCAGAAGTAGCTTGAGTTGATACTGTATAACCATTACCACCAGCTGATAATGTACTAGCATCAACACCGTCTACATCAGCTTCAGCAACAAATGGTTTGATAAGTGGATCACCTAAAGCCATTTTAGCCATATTAGCAATGATTAAAGCCGGGTCAATATATTCTTGCCCTTCAACACAACATACATTTGCTGAGTCAGCAATTGCATATGCATTGTGATTTAAAAATCTAAGTGCAGGAGAACCTTTTACATCAATTCTCATAAACTGTGTTTTACCACAAGGAGCACAATCAGATGCTAAACATAATTTAGCAGTTGCTTGTGATGCAGTAAGACAGTTTGCTGCCCACATTCTAGTAAGATATCTTGGGTTAATCCCTTTAGATTTTACTGATTCTTTGTAACCCCCATGTCCTGGGTTGTTACCAATTGTATCTTTAGTATAAAATGAACCTTGTACAATGTACGCTAGTTCACCAGCAGTTAATGCAGCTGGAGCAGCAGCACCACCTGGGATAGCAACTGACTTCCAGTCACTTCCACCAACTAATGCTAATTCACCAGCAGCTAAAGCACTAGTAGCAGTACCTGCTGTTTGCTCTACTGAAGACACAACAAACGTTTTATTAAACGCATGATTAAAATAAGCCATAATTTGTTGTTTTGTGTGAGGACCATTACCCTCACTGGTTATAAAAAAAGATTTAAACAGTTTACTCTGCTTGTAACATCAGTGTTACTATAATAATATAATGATTTTCTATCAGATAAACAATATATTAATTATTTCTTTCAGCAGCCTGCAATCCTCTTTGTTGCTGATACATATTTTCTATATCACCTGCAATCAATGCTGCAGTATCATCAAGGATTACTTCTACTAAATCATCTTTAAACTCACATATAACATTATTCAAGCTAATATTACCAGTGTATGGATCTGTACAGCCTTGTACTTGTATCAATGTAGGTTGTCTATAATAAGTTAATACAGGATTTACTATATCAAAATTTCTTTTGTATATTCTTATCTTGTTATCAAGCATAGTACAAAAAGTTTCTCCCCATTCAAAATCTGGATTCTTTAGGGGATCTCTCATAATTAAATTAACATTAGCTTCTTCAGCTAAATATACAGTCATTGATCTTGGAGTACAACAGTCATCTTTTGCCTGTGTAGTAACTTTCTTAAATTCTAAATAAGTTTCCTCAGGAAAATTGTCTGTCTCAAAATAATCTGGAAAAACATTACCTGTAAGGGATAATTCAATTAGGAGAGGTTGCAAGTCATCCACTCTTCTTTTGGATAACTCATCACCTTCCTGATACATATTTCCCCCATGTAAGTTTCTTCTACACCACTCAACTTGTGATTTGTTAAAAGCCTCAACAAACTGCCAACATTCTATATTATCATAGTCTTGGCTATCAAGCTTATTCAGCCTTTGCTTAAGTTTTATAAGTAATGTATTATTTTCCATTTTTAATTATTTTTAAGCATTCCAATATGGTTCAACTTTATCCATTAGAGATAATAAACTTTCTTCATTTTTAGGATCCATTAAAAAATCTAAACATTCAGACGGTCTTTTACCCATTCTAATACCACTATCCATTGGCTCAATCCATCCCCCTGCTTTAGTCAGTAAGAATCTATAAAATAAACAGTCTTTAACAAGTGCTCTTATTTTTATTTCCTCCATACTTAATGTAGAAACATCTAAAAAGTTTTGTGCTGCTTTTTTCTTATTACCTTCAGATCCATGACCTTGAATATAGTCATCCATATTTTCATACATAACATCATTAGGAGTAGACTTACTATACTGTGTGCTATTTGAATCACAGATTTTAGCTACATACATAAGCTTTGTTGCATTGCCATCATACATTTTTTGTAATTCTACTAATGCTCTATTTCTTATTTTACTAAGTTCAGTTCTAGTAGTTAACGTTTCTTCTAACGTATCTAAATAAAACTTAACTCCTTTAGAGTTTACTTTAGCATCTTTTAATGACTTTGCTACTATAGAAAAGCCACCTGCTTTAATGGCATATAGTTTAATTCTATCATATGGATCTAATTCTGGATCTAAGAATACTGGATCATTACCACATCTTAAACTAATCTTGTCCCAAAATTTATCATTATTAGGACTCATAATAGTTAAGTTGTTCCAAAAATCTTTGTCTTCTGGATCAACTACATTAGCTGCAAGAGATGCTTCTAATTCTGCAACTACAGTTCTAATTTCTTTAATCTTTGCTTTTTTCTCCTTAGGTGCTAACATTTTTACTTCAGGTGCAAATTCATTTAAACCAGTAACATATCTTTTTACTCCATTCATCTCTAGACATGCTAATGATTCTTCATGGTATACTCCATCATGTAATGCCAATCCATATTGTTCCAATCCCATATTTTCTTTATTAGGATTAAAAAATGGACGCACTGCAACAGATTGTTTTTTTTCCTGCTGATACTTTTCTACAATAGTGTACTCACTCATTTTTTTTGGTTTTAAATTAATAATTATTATTCACAGTCAAAAGTACATAATTATGTACATTTATTATTACTAATTTCTAAAGCAAGGTTTTACCCTTGCTAAAGTTTTTTGACTTTTAAACAACTATTTTCAAAGCTCCTGTAGTGTGATATATATCACCTTTTGCTAAACCTGCAGCTATTGCTGCTGCATTATCTGCATGGTCTCTAGCTAAGATGTCTTTACCAACAGCTTTAGAAGCAAGTATTTTTGAAACACTTGAATTTGAAAACTCATATGTTTTATTTTGTCTTTTAATATCTAGTGCCATGATTAGTTATATTTTAAAGGTTAAAAATAAAAAGGGAGGAGGTATTAGCCCCTCCCCTTTAATTATAGTTCTTAGAATGAGCCTCCTGTTACAGGGTTTCTCATTACAATTTTAAGAACTTTGGTTGGATCCTTAACCCATATAGCCGGCATGGTCTGAGTCATATATACTCTATATCCATTAAACTGACCAGTAGAAGCAAATCCTTGAGTTCTTCCCATGTAGTCCATAGTACCATTTTGGTAGAACCACTTAAGTTGATTATCCCAAGAAAGTTTCAACAAGTGAATGTTGTCATTTCCTTCATCAGTTACATCAAAGATAATAAAGCTGTATGAACTTAGAGGTCTACCATCAATTAATGGATTCTCTATATCATTTGTGTTTAAGTTATCAAATGCTGGATTCAATACAAACTTAACGTTAGCTAAGAATGGAATAGTAAAGCTTGTGTAAGCAAAACCATAATCTAAATCCATACCAGAACCTTTAACAGCTCCAATATCAGTTGCATTTTGTACTAAACCTGAACCATACACTTCATCAGCAATTGCTTTGTTGATTAGTTGCATACCACCAATACCTGTTTGTACAACAAGTGATCTTTGTGGGTCTGGCCCTTTAAATTCAACTTTACCTTGGTAGAAGTTATAAAGTTCAGACTTAAACATGTCAAGAGTAAATGATGACTTGTTATATACTCTTTTGAAAGAGTTATCTAACTGTGACCATAAACCTACAGATAATCTAATATCATCCGGTCCGTCTTGCTTAATTCTACCACCTTTACCCCACATTAGGTAAGTTTCAATATCCGTAGCAATTTTAGATAAATGTGCTGCTTCCATATTTGTAATGAAAGTTCTTGTAAGAGTTCCGTTTTCAAACGCTTCTCTTGCACCTGCTTTACCCATGTTAGCTACTAGTCCTTCAATACTAGGTACTGATGGATTGTTTGGATCATTGTCAAAGTTTCTCCAAATCTCAGTTACTGGTACAGTACCATCAGCATTCAAACCACCTTTGATCATAAGATCAGCACGGCTTGAAATAGAATAGTGTACGTGTGCTTCTGCTCCTCCTACAAAGTTGTAGAATTCACGGAATCCAGATCCTGTTTCAATGTCAGAAAATCTTTCACCATATTCACCTCTTGCAGAACCTTTTCTAAAGAATTTTGTTCCTTTAGCTAGATACTTATTATCTAAGACTGCTGCATTGTTGTTGTTAACTAATTGAACAGTGTAAACATATCCATCACCTGCAGGGATAATATCATCTGCTGTAATGTAAAGTTCAAGTCCATTATACTTATCATAAGTAATAATGTCACCATGTCCAAAAGTTCTTTTGTTGATCTTGATCTTAAATAGAGTTCCATCTACACCTTTAGCATCATTTGCTGGTTCAATGTCTGCCACTATGTAAGGAAGATCTTGTGCAATAGGAGTTTGCCACTTGTACTCACCTCTAGCATTATCCACCATGATTGTATTCTTTCCACCAAAAGAAGCCATTTGATATAAAGGCATTTCTACCTTTTGGGTCATTGCCCATAAATCAATTGGTCCCATATCCATAGGCTCGGAGTTACCAAGCATTTGGGTAAGGTGATAAGAATCAACATGAGAACTAGCTTTGTAGCTTGTATCACGTAGGAAAATCCCATTATTTAAAACTGGAGTTGCCATAATTTTGATTGTTTTTGATTAATAATTATTGTTTATATATTTAATACTTGATTAAATTCTTTTAAAAATGTTGTTAGCTCTTGGTATTTTTCTTTTAGCAGTTCTTTTAGCAGTTGGTTCTTTATCCTTAACTCCTAAAGATGTAGACCCTCCACTATTAGATTGTTCTGTTTTAAGTTTTCTTACCGTTTTCTCTATAGTTTTTTGAGCACCCTTATCCATTATTTTTGCTTTGTATCCTTCTGGATCTTGTAGCAACCATAATGCTTCAGATATCAAACCATAGTTTGGCTCAACAAATTGATACTTTTCAAGGAGATGTCCAAGTAAGTTAGTATTCTTACCACTAACTGATGGATAAGCGGGTTGTACCAAACCATTATAAAGCATAGCTTGTGTCTTCTTATCTATCTTAACATCATTTATAGAACCCCCTTTCAAAGTCTCATATACGTTTTTCATATATTGCTGTGATGCTTGTTCTTGTTGTTTCTTTTTAAGCTCTTGTTCTTCTAGCTTTCTTGCAACAACCTTTTCTTGCATCTTATCTAATTTTGGTTTAAACTTCATTGCTTGTTGTTCAAGCTTACCTAAGTCTTTCCAAATTTCTATTTCCTCAGCAATTTCTTCAGTAGTACCATATCCTGTTGCAGATAAATACTCTGTGATAATTCTTTCTTGATCATTTGACTTCTTAACATCTAATGATCTATTTTCTTCTACTTGTGATAACGTAGCAAACATTCCTTTTAAATCTTGACCACCATCTGCTACATAACGTGCAGCAATTTGTAATTCTTGTGGTAAGCTTTCAAAAAACTTTTTAGGAGTTTCTCTTCTTACTTCATTAGCTTTTTCTTCTAAGTTAGCTTGAATTAATTCTTCCCAGTCTTTAGCAGAATAATCTTCTAATTCTTTGTCATCATCAAAAGGAACAATCTTATCTTCTTTAATAAGCTTACTAAATACATCACTTATTCCAGAAATCTTTTTCCTTCCTCTTTTTTCTATTTTCTCTTCTTCAGAGTCTTCTTCATCAATACTGCTGATTACATCATCAATATTAACTTCTTCTTTAACTTCCTCAGCTTTTACTTCTGGTTCAGCTACTTCTTTTTCTGTGCTAGATTCTTCTTTAGAATCAGCTTTTACATTTAAATCATCTTTGTCATCTACATCTGGATCAGCAAAAGACATGTCTGTTTTTGACCCTGTACCTGAAAAAATGTTCTTGTTTGGTTTTTCTTCCTGTGGCAAAGTAACATCAGCTGCACTAGGTGCTGCATCAAAGATCTCATCTAAGTTTATGTCTAATGTTTCTACTTTACTATTCACAGATTCAGTTTTAGTACTCATAATATTTGTTGGTTTTAATATTAGTAATCTCTATACATATATAATATAAGAATAATCTTTCTAATTAAACTTATATAATTTGAAATAAATTAAAAGTTTTTAGCAGTATATAGCTAACACTTATTTTTTATCTTTATTTTCTTTGGATTTAGGAGCATCATACTTGTTTTTATTTTCTCTAGCTATGTCCAATTTTGTCTGTGCAATCTCTTTCTGAGCATTTATTTTTTGTCTTTCAACATCTAATCTACTATTCTCCATAGTCATCTTAGTAGTGTTTTTCTCTCTCTCCATGCTAAGTTGTTGATTGTATCTTGTAGACTCTTTAATTTCTTCCATAGCATCCTGATAATCAGACTGTTTGTTTTCATTAATGTCTACCATTGAACCGTATCCAGCAGATTTTATTTCAGCTAACAGTATATTGTTTTGTCTGTCTTTCTCATTTTCATCTATTTCAACTTGAAGTTTCATTTGTTCTTCTTGTTGCTTAGCTTGAATTTGTTGCTGTTGCATTTGCTGTTGTTGTTGCATATCTTGCTGACGTTGCATTTGTTGTCTGTTTTCAGAATCTTTTAAGATATCTGTTACTTCAGCAATTGAATCTGCTTTTACAATGTTACCTAATTCAAAGATACTTGCACCTGTAGTATTATTTGTAAGAGCCATCTGCTTAAGATTTTCTAGAATAGCTCTGTGATTTGTTTTTGTTGTAGCAAAAATATTAAAATCTCTTAGTAATAAATCTGTACCATTAATTGTAAAATTAACCTTTTCTGCTTCAGAAGATATATATGATAGTCTAACACTTGGGTTAGTACTATAGTAGTATTGTGCTAAATCAGTTCTCATCTGATGTACTCTTGGCATCAACTGGTCTGAATGCTGTACAAAATACATCTCTGTTTGAGCGTAAGACTGTTGCATAGCTTGTACTACCCCTGTTGCCGTTTGAGCTGATACAGCCCCTCCTAGACGTTGTGGATTAACCCCTATTGCATCAAAGCATTGTTGCTTAAAATAATTAGCAAGTTGAATTCTAGACATTAATCTACTAGTCTGCTCCATGTTTAGAGTTTGATAGTGATTAAAGTTAGTAGCATTCTCAGTATTAGTAATAGATGTATCAAGAGGTAACATTTGAAAATCTTTCATTGCTACCCATGCTTTTGAATAATTATTTTTTCCCCAATCCTCACCCATTGAGTGACGTGGTAAAGCATTTTGATCAAACATAATTACTGTTCCTAATTCATCTATTAGAATGTCAGCAATTTGGTTATTAACCATATTGTATCCAACTTGATATGCTTTCATTAAATCTACCAATGAAGTAGATCTAGTATTTCTATCAGAAAATACTCTCCCTTCTACAGGAAGTTTACATCCATAAAGTGTATTGTTACCTTTAAATTGAAAAGGTAATCTTCCAGGTTTAGTTCTATTAATACCTACATATATTGGGTTTATATTATCTCCCATTGTAGATCTCCACATTGCTGGTAAGTTTGGTCCTACTTTAACACCACCCCATACTTCATTGATCCATATCCAATCTATATGTTCTCCTTGTAATAAATTTTCTTTTGTTCTGTTCTTAAATATAGAGGTATCATATACAGCTTTTTCTGTAATTTTAAAAGTCTCATCAATGATCTCTTGAGTTACACTACCATTTAATTCTATCTTAGTTAAATGACCAACTCTCCTCTGCGTCTTCCAATAAATTGTAGATACTCTCATTAAGTTACCTTCATCTAAAGGTGTCATGTCTTCTGAGTTATCTAATATCTCACTTAAAATATCACCACCTACTCCAGGATTATTCCAATAGTTACTTGTATATTGTCTATACGCTAAACCTGGCATATTAGTATTCCACTCATGTGATCTAGTTGCATCATAGTATGCACCATCATTTTGATAGCCATTTACTTGATACTGTGCAGATCTTGCAGGATATATTTTTTGTAAAGATTTTAATTGCTTCTCATCCATTAAATAACCGTATCTGTCAATAACATCTGACACAGTCATTAAGTCCATCTTACCTACATAGTTAGAATCAGAAATGTATCTCTGATCTGGAGATTTTTGATAGAAAGTTAAAACTGGATTCCATAGCTCTACATCATAATCATCTTCCAACATTCTAAAATGCCAAAATTCTCTATCTGATATAAGCATATCACGGAAGCCTCTTTCTTCAAGTTCTTGCATATGAAATCTTTCTTCATCTACTGCAAGTTGGTGTGATGCCCATTCTTCAACCATACTTCTATAATCCTTAGAAAAGAAGTCTTCTATTTCTGGTAAAGATTTTAATCCCTCTGGTGATAATTGTTGTTGTGCTTCTTCAGATCCTGGGTCCATACCCATCTCAATCATTTTCATTACTAGATTTGCCTCAGCCTCTGCTAATAATGATTCTTCAATCTGTAATCTTTTTTGCTCTAACATCTCATTATAAGATGTATCATCAACAGCTCTAAATTGCACTTTAGAATATCTCTTTGCAAATTCACCTGTCAATACATTAATTACATTAGGTATGATAGGATAAAATTTTAATTCAAGTGCTGAATCATTCTCAGCTGTAAGAGTATCCATTAAGTCTTTGTAGTCATTATCTGGTTCAACTATGTAATCAGATTTATCTATAACTCCTTTTGCTAACTTATAATTCTTTAATAATCTTCTTGAATTAATACGTAAAAATTCTATACCTTGTAACTCTAACCAATCTAGATTCCAAGCCGCCCAATCATCAGTCTTTTTTGAGTAAGGTAAAAACTGTGTTGGTTGTGTTAAGCTAGAAAATGTTGGCCCGCTTTCAGCTTTGGCCCCATTTTTCATTTGCATTGCATTTAATACTCTCATCTAGATTATTTTTGGCTATTTAATATTTTTAAAACCAGACCTTCTTATTTTCTGACCACCTAATGTTCTCCTACGGCCTATATTTTTAAACGCACTGGTATACTTTAATTTACTTATTTTTTCTGAATTTACCAAAGAATCACCTTCTGATTCACGCCTTTTGGCATAACCTCTATTAGATTGTTGTATTTTGACAAAAGCAACCAACGCTCCAAACGTAACTAACCTATCCACGTTAAGACCTGGATAATATGCTAACATTTCTTTTATAAGCATTGGATCTGGTATTCTTTCAACACCTAATGTTTGTGACATAACATTACCTTCATCATCTAATTTTTCATCTATTGCTTCTCTTATAAATTCTATAGCATAAGAAATTAAATGGCTCTTAAATAACGTTCCTGTATTTTTCCAACCGTATTCTTGATATACTGTTCTGTTAGATCCTAAATCTTTTAAGAAAAGTATTTGTTGCTTTGGCACTAAATATCTTTGTTTTTTTCTTGCTATCATATGTTGAATAAATAATGATATATTATTCTCAACAATAGTCCAAGCATTATACCACTCTATAATTAATTCAAGTCTTTCATGTGTTTTATTAATATCATCAAACCTTCCACACCAAGCAGCTACTATCTTATCTCCTTCTACAAATACCTCAGTATCACCTGATACGGTTGTTCTAGTTACCTCAGTAGCATTTTTATATATGAATATACTACACAAAGAATCAGATGTAGTTGTTTTACCTTCTGATACAGGGTCAATAGAACCATAGTATTGGCCAAATTCCGGACGTTTACTAGCAGGTCTTTCCCACACTACTATAGTTCCAGTTTTATCTGTCATTTTTTTATTTACGGGGAATTCAGTAATTGGTGCCTTGTTAGTTCTTTTAGCCACTATACCTTCTTGATCTCTATCTAATTCAATTAGCTCATATGCATATTCTTTTTCTTCTATCTTTTTCATTTGTTTAGATAAAATACCTTGTGGAAATACAGAAGCTTTTCTATATGCAAATGCTTCTGCTATGTTTAAAGGTTTCTGAGATATTCTTAATTGATATTGTTCAGGCCCTAATTCTGCTTTCCATCTTTCTCTTTCTCTTACAATAGCCTCTATAGCTTCCTCAATTTGTGAATTACCCCAGCTATCAATGTATGGTGGCATTGACCATTGCTCAGGAATAAATAATCCAGCCATTCCTATAGTGCCTTCTGCATCTATAAGGTTAGTTTCTACTGCATATATATCATTGGCAGTAGGATTCATTATCATTTCTTTTAATGGGTTACATTGTTCTAAATCACCCACAGATCCTGCAGCAATAAACATACCTGTTGTCATCATACCTGAAGACATTGCAGGACGCAAGTACTCATACGTTTGCATCATCTTAGGGGCAATACCTGCTTCCTCATGAAAGAAATAAGTAGTAGGTCCACCTACACCAGATGTAGCATTCTTTTCAAATGATGCACCTTGTATCTTTGACTTTAATCCTCTAGATGTTTTTCTATTACCTACTTTAACTTCTATTTGCTGTTGCCATAAAAGAACTTTCTCAGGATTACTTGGCCTATACCAAGCTGTATGTTCATTAAGAAAAGTTTTATATTCATCTAAAAACTTCCAAGAACCTTTATCATTTATATAATCTTTTAATGATGCACCAATCTTACATGTACTACCTTCTTCAAACCAATAGGTATTTATAATCTTTCCCATATGAAAATATGAAGAAGCTATCTGACGTTTTTTAAGTATAGCTGAATGCTGATTGTTTAACTCTGCAAGTATTTCATACAATGCCATGTGATATTGTGCATCACGTACTTTGGCAAACCCATATTTTTTTTCTTCTTTATCAAAGATTGGTAAAAAATTTAACCACATATAATAGTCTCTGGTAAGATACCAAATCTTATTATTATTTTTATATATTACCCCTTCTCTACATTTATTTTTTTGGTCATCCCAGTATGCCATAAAATCCTTTGATCTAAAAGGAGAACTACAATACAAACCTTCTTTATTAAATCTCCTTGCTTCAGCATTAAATATTAAACTTGTTTCATCAAATTCATACTTGCCAGGTTCTTTAAATATCTCAAAAATAAACTCATGAAAATCTTCATCATTAGAAAATTCTGTAGATGTCCAATTATCATTTTCATATGTAGGTATAATCCTACTCATCTCTTATGATGGCATATACATCACCAAACTGTAACAACAAATGCTCTTCACCATTATGAGGCATTGGTGTTGGCATAGCATGATCTGCATAATGCACTACATCTCCTATTTGTATTTCTTCTACTTGATCTCCTTTACCTACAACAACCCCTTGAAATGTCTTTTTCTGAGCCATTTCTGGTAAATATAATCCTGATGCTGTCTTAGTCTCAGGTTTAATTTCTTTAATTAACAGTTTTTTTCCAACTGGTATAATTACTTTGTTTTTCATTTAATTAAATTTTATTGATTTATAATTGATCATATGCCAATCCTGCACCACCACGCACAGAACTCTCTTGTTCTTGTTGCATGTCTGTATATGCACCTTTGTATGATTGTCTAATTTGTTCAAACTTTGCAGCAGCATTTATCATAGAGTTCATATTACCGTCTCTACCATGCTCAATAGGGGTTACCTCCATATACTGTGCTAATCTGTCTAACATGGCTTTAATGCCTACGTATGCCCTATATGTAGGAGTTTCATACATCTTCTTGCACATATCTAATGCATATCTTATTTTACCATCTTCAGGAGATTCTTCTAATCCTATTTCTTCTATTATAATATCTTCCTTCTCATGTTCAGGCAAATTAAAAAACGGATTTAAATCAGGGTTAGGGCAAGACATATAAAAAATATATTGATATACCTGCATATTAGTATCAGGATATTCCGTCATTATATTTTTTAAAAATGGTAATGAGTAACAATGTTCTGTTAATACTAATTTACTATTCTGTATATCAAATAATTTTACTATCATGCTTTTTTAGGTTTAGTTATTTCTTTCTTTAATTGATCATATGCCACTACAAGTATAATTGGTTTGCTTTGTCCAAACAATAATACTTCAGTATGTGTATTTTGAAACTTATCTGTTGCTACATGAAAGTATTCTTTAAACCATACTACTTTATCTAGATCTATACATATTTTTGTTTCTTCAAATCTAAAGTCTGTAGGTACTTTTGACTTTAATGATTGTATTTCTACTGCTGCTATATATTCTTTCATTATTGATTATCTTTTAGCCACATTATTAAAGATCTAACTTCATCTTTTAAATATGGTAATTCATACATTTTTATTGTATCTAATACTGGTTCACCATCAACATGTTCATTGATTGGATATCCATTTTTATCCTCACCTACTTGTTTAAACTTAACATGTTGTATAATTAGTTTTCCAATCTTTAATTTAGGGTTATGCTTCTTAATAATATACGCATAAATACTCAATTGTAAGTTATAATGATTAAGGTTACAATCATCTAAATGATTTACAGGCCTAAACATTTTATTAGTTATTCCTTCCCAATTAGTGAATCCTTTATCTTTAATTTCTTTATTTGTTTTGTAATCAGTTATGTTTATATAACCATTTACAACTTCCACTAAATCAGCTTGACCACAAATAGCAGCAGACTTAAGATATACTAAATGTTCTGGATATACTCCTTCTTCTAATTTCTGCTCTGGTGCAATTTTTACTCCAGAGGTATCTACCAATGGTTTTATAATAGGCACTTCTGTTCCATACTTTTGAATTGTTTCAAACTCAAGTATATCTGCTTCTCTTTGATTATGATAAAAATTACCTAGCTTGATTGCTCTATCTGTCTCCCCATCCCATGCAGCTATTATTTCTTTGGGTGTCATACCATACCATTTTGATCTTTTGTTCTTAGATGATTTAACTGCCTGACCATCTCTGTCAAACTTGGGTTTAAATTTTCCAACTAAAGAAGTAACACTTAACCAATCTATTTTATCTTGATCAATGCTTTCATATACGTGTCCTTCTTCTTTAAATAATATTGCCATTAGTCTGTAATATTAGTAGTCCACATATTCCCATAAGGCATAGGTGTATGCACTTCCTGTTCAGGTACATGAACGTTATAGATTATTGTTTTAGCAGGCTCCAACAATGTTATTGCTTCTTCTGCAGTTATTTGTTCTTCAGCTAGTAGTTCACCTACTATTTGAGCTTTAGTTAGTTTGTCCATTTTCAATTTGTTTATTAATTAATTCTTCTTGCTCTTCTGATGTTATTGCATGCCATTTTCCCTTTGGACAATCAGAAGATAATGATCTTACTTTAAATGCTAAACTACACCCACAATCTGAACAACAAGGTTGTGTTCCAGGTGCCATACATTTATCACCTCCTGCGTCAAATAAAATACAATTTAAACATGTCTGGAATCTTTTATCAGCTATTGCTTCAATATGCTCTTTCTTAAATATATTGTTTTTAATACCTTCTGCAATTTTATCTGCATTTTTAAAAACATCTAAATACTTTTTCCAGTTAGCCATTTTTTTTAAAATTTTCTTTTTTTAGCATATCATCATGGATTTGTTTCATTGCACTTTCCATCTGCTCAATATTGGTTTTTATATCCTCACTTTTTGCATAACCATTGTAAGTTCTTTTAGCAATATTACCTAATAGACTTTTATTCTTTTTTATTGCCTTGTTTAACTTAGATTTTCTTAACTCAAATGTTCCTAATCCCTCTACATAAACTCTTGGGAAACTTAAATCAGAAAGTTTTCTTCTTAACTTTGCATAATAAAAAGTTATAAAATCTTCTACTACTTGAGGATGTACTTCAACTTCCTCAGCTATATTCTTTCTAAACTCCTTGTGTGACTTGGGATGCATTGCCTAAAATTTTATAATCAAGTAATACTAATCCTTCTGTCTGAATATTAATAGCTGGTTTAATGGTAATTGTTTTTTTATTATTCCCTTTTTTACTAAGCAAACCTTTTCTTTCTGCCTTTGTTATTGCATTTCTAGCAGACTGAGGACTCTTAAAAATATTCATATTAACTAATGTTAAACAAAACTTAGTTAATTCAATACTTGGAGTTTTAGATAGTTCACATAAAAACTTTAAATCAGAATTAGTTACTAATATATCATTAAAGAAACAATAAGTAAGTATCTGATACTTTATTGATTCATCAATATTAACTTTTAATTTTAAATCTACTTTTTTTACTATTGCCATTTTATAAACTCATTATCATATCAACCATATCTGGATGTGGATATATATCTGACTTACCTGTTCTCACATTACCGTGAGTTAATAAACCTCTTACCTTTCCATAATATGCATCCTCTTGAAAATCAAAACCTTTAGATGGACCATATTTCTTGATATATTGTTTTAAACCTAATCTTATATCTACACCATCTCTTTCACCTACCCACTTGATCCACTTTTCTGTGGCTTTGATTTGTTCTTCTGTGTAGTTATGCCAGTGTAGTTTATCCTTAAAATGTTCAGGTAGCTCACATACTTGTTCTTCCTGACATACTGAACCTACATATGTTTTCATTGTTTTACTATCTAAGTATCCCATGTTACATATTTCAATTCCTACTGAATGCCTGTTCATATATCCTGATCCAGTCTTACCTAAATGAAATCCTTGTGCTCCTGTAGGAAATGCTTGTACCATGACACCATTATATTCATCATTACCATTCCTGTGATTGATACCTCCTAATACAAATTCAGTTGCAATGCGTCCCCTGCTATCTCTTCCCCAGTGATCAATGCATCTATAAGGATTAGCATTACCTGCAGTATGATGTAAAAAGATATAATGATTACTAACGGGTCCTTCTACATATTCCCCTTTAGGTAAATAATGCTTATGTATAATTTGATCATAAGGTGTCTCAAACATTTGACCTTGTGTATCAGTATCTTCATCTATTGCTATGGTTAACGCACTTGGTAACTGTAATAAAAGAGTCCATGTCTCTGCACCTACTATACCATCAGCAGATAAATTATGCATAAGTTGAAACCTTATAACATGTTTTTCTGTTTGTCTTCCAAATATTCCGTCAGGTTTAATTAAAAGATTTTGTTGTAATGTCTTTACTTCTTGGCCTCTATCACCTTTTTTTAGCATCTTCATAATTACTCTGCACCTGCTGCCGCTTTTTCCATAGCTTCTTTAAAAGCTTTCTCATCTTCACTAGCCTCTCCTGCATTATCTTGTTGTGCTGCGGTTTGTGCCATAAACATTTGAGCTTGCAGTCTTTCAGCTCTTGCTTTGTCAATAGTAGCTAATAAATCCTCATATTCTGCTTGAACAGTAAGATGTGGAATATTATCTTTATAAAACTGTGTGATTTCTTCTCTACGCTTAGTAAGTTCTTCTTTACTTAGCTGAGGATCCTTGTTAGGATCTAAATTTTTTACGTCTGCCATTTTATTTGGTTTTAAAAATTAAACATATATGCAAACATACATAAATAGTTTAACTTAAAAAAGTTTAATGGCTTTTTTTTATTCCGTTGGAGGAAATAACGGATTATTTTCTAGTAAAGTAATCATTTCTACTACATCCGATTTGATATATGTTTTAAAATTGACGGCATAGTTTTCTACTGGCCAATTATCATCAGTAATAGTGTCACTGGCTGGTGTAATAAAAGGGGAACTATTACCTACCAGTTTATAGAACGTATATATTTGAGGATCACAGCATGGATCCTGTACTTGTTTAGTAAAACCTAATTCTATTAAATCTGCTTCTGTCATAATCTACCATTTTACTTTGTCTGCCCAATATGCTGCACTCATTTTACCTTTAGCTATATTTTTACCATGTCTAGCTTTAAAGCTCTTACGTCTAGCCTTTTGCTTTGCTGACTCACCGGCTTTAGGCTTACCTGCTGTCTTTACACCCTGTTGACCAAATCTAATTGTCTTTACTTTATCTCCCACCTTAGCTACCACTACGTGAGACTTCTTTGGGTGTGACGGAGTACGTTTAGGTTTATTATAACCTGATACCCCTGCTTTTGTTAGTCTACTATCTTTCTTTGCTGCCATTATCTTTTCTTTCCTTTATGCAATCCGTGAGATGCGTGTTGTTTACCTTTTTTAGTTGCAGCACGCTTCTTTTTATTAGCTGCAGCTAGCTTAGCCTTACCCTTTTTAGTGCTCTTTAACTTATCAATAGTTTTCTTTGGTGCATATACCTCACCTGTTTCAGAACTTTTCTTTCCTGATGCAGTTGTCCATTTCTGTTTGGTCCATCTAGTAAGACTTTTTTGTTGTTTTGTTTTTGCCATTATCTTGCAAATTACTTTTTACTTTTATATCCGCCTCCGTTTGCTTTATACCTTTTTGCAAGCATTTGAGCTTTACGTGCTGACCACTGTCCTGGTGCTCCTCCTTTACCTCCAGCCTTGATGGAATTAAATAACCTTTTACGCATTCCCGGTTTAGTATAGTTTCCAGAACTATTTACTGTGCTTTTCTTTTTTTTCTTTACTGCCATAACTAATTATTTATACATTCTGGATACGCCCTATTCATTATGTCTCTAATTTTAGCACACCTTTCATACTCTTCAATTTCTATATAGTACGCTAACATATTTTCAAATTCGGTTAGTTCAGGACCATTGTCAGGATCAAACGCCAGTACGGCCTCATGACCCTTCTTAAACTTCTTAATCATTAACTCTTCAAATGTTATCTGATTAGTTAATACTAGAAAAGAGTTCTCATATGCTGTCTCAAGTAGTATTGCATCTAATTGCATTTGTTCTATTTCACTCAGCCCGTGATCTTCTCCATTATTGTCATCCCATTGTCCCATATTCTATTATTTAAGTTACACTGCGTCTATAAGAACAATATACTAAATTCCCCCAACCTATAAAAACTTTTGACTCAGAACATAGCCCCCACCTGATTAAAAAAATTTTATATCCCCCCACCGGTCCTGGCAAAATTATGTATTTGGCATAGGTGAGACCCTATATAAAACTGCTCCCCGCCTAATGTTTGTGGTTGGGTCACCCCCCGTAATTATCCACACTTAATTAATTAACTTAATACTTTTACAAATGGTTTACTTTAGAAAACTAAACATCAATGAGTCTACTGGCTCAGCAACAATCATTGTGAGCTCTGCTCCAATGTCACAGAAACAAACTACACTTGCTGGTTTGTCTGTGGGAACAAGAACTCAAGGAAACATCTCCTTTGGTGTTCTTTCACTAATAGACCCTGAAACTAATCAGGTGATGCGTAGTGACCACCCTACAATCAAACAGCTTGGAGCTAAGTTGAATGTAGGTGATGAGCTACCTAACTTCAAACTGTCTGACCAAAAGGTTGTCAACCTACAGACTGGTGAGGAGAATGAGAACCTCTTCTGGGTTGAACAAGCCTAGATGAAGTACAGGGGTGTGTGTAACAGCACACCTCTTTTTTTTAACTAAAAGCTGGAGAGCGTACTCACTAAATTATGGAAAACAGATTGTACAAAATGCATCACAAGATAAAACTACAACTTGATGCTATCTGCCAAGAGGCAGGAGATATGAATGTAGAAGAGTTTATGAAAGTGTATGAATCACTTAAACAAAAGGCTACTAAACCTAAACTAACAGGCATTGACCGTAGATTCCAAGAAGATATGATTGATGCAGAGTTTAGTGAGATGGATATGATGGATGAATGGTAGTAAATAAAGGTGTGTGTAAAAGCACATCTTTTTTTAAACAACTGCTCCCTTCCCATAATATGTACTGGGAATGCATCCTGGGGAAGCAAGGCCTGCGGAGGCTACTGCTTAATACACCTACCAGAGGAGGTTCTACGGATGCACCAGTACTTTTTTTATTTTAACTGCTACTGGTCATACAATCTTATACCATCCATATAACTTTCACTGCTCCCTTCCTTTCTTATGCAAATATTTATTAATCATTAATTATAATTAAAATTATGGAAACAAATTCAGTTTATTTTAGAAAGCTCAATATCAATGAGTCAACAGGAAGTGCAACTATTATTGCATCAGATGTACCATTGATACAAAAAGCTACTACATTAGCAGGCGTTAATGTAGCAACAAGAACACAGAACAACATCACATTTGGCGTATTAAGCCTAATAGATCCAGAGACTGGACAAGTAATGCGTTCTGATCATCCAGTCATCAAACAGTTAAGTGCTAAACTTAATAGAGGTGATGAGATGAAAGGCTTCAAGCTATCTGATAATCCTGTGTTAAACCTAACAACAGGAGAAGAATCAGGTATGTTTTGGATAGAAGCAGTGTAAACCTGCAGTAAAAGGTAAAAACTCTACAGATCTGGTGTAACAACCAGGTTTGTAGTTGTTTTTTTTATTTAAATGTGTATAGCATTATAAATGTGAGGTCTCATACCCACAATATACCACCTTTTACCACTATCATAACTATCATAGCACATTAATATATTAATATAGCTAACATAAGAGCATAAACATTAAATTGGGTATGGTACGGAGATTGACAATTGATTTGCAAGTCATGCGTCCACGTTTATCATCACTCTTATGCTAGCTTATATTACAAGAGTAACTATTACACTCAACAATACTACATGGGTAATGTCTGTCTCTTCCTCTATAGGATAATAGACATAGTACCCGGAATCTTATTAATCAAATGTCTAAATTAAATAAACAATTATGAAAATTTCATCAGTAAAGGTTTTAAGATCAGCAGCTGGATATTACATAGGTCGTACAGAGAATGGTATGCCTTATGATAGACAGTCACGTTATCATAAAACTAAGCAAGAAGCAGAACACACATTAAAAGTAATCAAACATAACCAGGAGAGAGAATATATATCGTATTGTAATCTCCATAATAATTAATCTTATGAAATATATATCAATATTCTTTCTCTTAGTATCTATAATGAGCTGTGAAAAAGAGCCTCTTGAAATAGTAGAGGTACAACAACCGCCTGTTGATACACTCACAGTGTATGCTGTGAATGTGGAATCATATGTATGGGATAGTGTTAATAATACTACAATCATAAATTATAAGTATTATGCATGGGATAGCTTTGATATGCCAGTATATATGCTAGCATGGTTTGCAACAAACCCACCAACTGATACACAAAGTGATTGGTTAGAGTGGGCTATGGACACATCAAATACAAATCCGGATTACTTTATATATACTACATCAAATTACTATATGAGTCTATATGATGTATCATATTGGAATGGAGACTATGAGTATAATCAGTTAGACTTATCAGATCTAATAATCAACGGTGATTCAATCGTACCATTATAAAAACAAATTAATTAATCAATAAACAATTAGAAATTATGAAACATTTATTCAGGTCATTATTAAAATTATTATTCGTAGTAGTACTACCTATATTATTTATAGTAGGAGCATACATGATACTAACCATGTATGAGACATCCGCAGTTATACTTATAACTTTACTGTTAGTGGGCATAGCAATAGTAGCTAACTCTGTTGTGTATTTAGTCTTTATGTCCAAGGTAAGAATGTTACCTAAAGCATCTATAGAAATAGTACCAATATTTGGATTTGCATTTGGTGTAGATCCTCATCACAAGATTGATGAAATCTCTTGGTTGATGCTATTACCGTTTGTATCAATAGAATTTACATCAAAAAAGTGAACCACAGTTCATACAAACAGTACCAGTAGTTAGTTATATATAATATATACTACTGTAGTTAGGCCTTGTAGAATAAAATAATGAGTGGTGGGCAAAATGGATAGTAATAATACCTTTTATATAATTGTTTAGGGTTGCGTTACTATCCATACTTGTTACTCTAACTGCTCCCTTCCTCACTTATGGAATAAATTAAATAATAATCAATTAAAATAATCATGGCAAATCAATTTAAGATCAATGAGATCATAGTAAATAACATATTAAAAAATGTTTTAATACCAAACACACCGTGTAATAATGAACATATATTCAATATTATAATGAGAGAGTTACCAGATCATGCTAAAGAGATTATATTACATCTAAGTTTATCTAAAGATGAGTATAATACTGTTAGTATAGGTGATTTTGTAACATTAGAACCATTAAGTTACCACCCAGGATCAGAGTTTGAATGGGATATACTTGAAGATATGGGCCTAAGCCCAGGTAATGGAAGAGTATATGGTAAAGTCACAGGTGATTCATCATGGGGTAATGATAAGTTTAACCCATTTTATAGCTCTATCAAAGTAGATTTATTCTATCATGATAAACAAAAGAAGCTAAAAACATATGATCACCAAGTAAATCCATTAGATTTGACCAAGGTTAATGAGTCTGATATAAAATATTTTGATATATTAGATACAGACGTAGTTATAAATCAAGAGGAATTATTTCCAGAAGATAAAACAGATTAAAATGGCAGATATATCAATGGAGTTACTACAAAGTGAACAAAAAGCATGGCGTGCATTAGATAATGCATTAAACCGTGTAGATGGAAAGAATATGTCTTTTGGGAGATATATGAATAATAAGTATAATATGGGTAATGACACACTTGCTAATGAAGAAAGTGAGTCTTTGGCCGTACTTATACTATTAAAGGACCATGTCAAAGAAATCAGATAGATTTGGCATAGTTAAGTATAAAGTCTTGTCAGATCCCAATTTATCTATTCAAGCAAAAGGGTTATATAGTCTCATAGCATGCTATGCAGATAAAAACCGTGAAGCATATCCGTCTGCTTCAACACTTGCTGACTCAATGGATGTATCACAAAGATATGTCTTTAAGCTCTTAAAAGAGTTGAGACAGCATAATTACATAAAAAGAGTAAAAGGCAAACTAGTTATTATTTAAGTGATAGCTATATAAGTGCAGTTTATTTTTGAATTTAACTAATAATTTCTTATAATTAGTGAGCCAAGGTAAGTTATATTTATATCTTTGTTAATAGATATGATAGTACAACTACCCAATGGCCGTATAATTGAGTGCTCAGTAGAGCAATACCTCTCGTTAACTGATGATGAGGTAAAAGATCTTAATGGCTTAAGTTCAGCATACACAAAAGAAGTGGTTAATCCCTTTTATAATGCTTTCTCAGGTAAAACAGTAGTAGTAGACTATGAACTAGAGTTCATAGATGAAAATGAACCTGCATTAGATGAGATAGAAGCATATGAAAAGCTTGATGACCCATATTTTCATTCAGATGACGTGTAGTCATCACAAAATCAATTATTAATTTTTTAAAATCAAAAAAAATGCAAAGCAAAGTCAATGTATGTGCAGATGACATGGGTAATGTTATCAATCAATCAAAAAACAATTCAGAGTATGGTTATGTAAGACTGCAACAAGTTAGAGTTACATTTGGTAACAATGGCTGGGTTAAAAAGTCTAATGTATCAACGTTACTACAGGGTAAGGTAGAAGACTTACAATCCCTAAACTTTAAAGCAGGTGATGAAATAGCTGGTAAGATTGTTATCAAAGAACAATTAGATCCATTTAATTCTAATGATCCTGAAAGAGATTATAAATATGCAGGTGATACTGGTATAGTATGCTGTGTTGATGGTCAACCTATATATAGGAAAGCAATGTTTACAGCTGATACAACAGCTCAAGACGTGCTAATAGCTCACACTAATGGGCAAGACATCAAAGATGCTAATGGTACTAGCAGTGCAAAATCTAATTCTATAAGTGTACCTGCAGCTAGTGTAGAAGAAGCATTTGATATTAAAACAGAAGGTTTTGATAATTCTACAGTAGATGATGTAGATGATTTAGAAGAAAGCAATGATACTGAGACAGAAGAAGTTACTGATAAAGTAGAAGAACTTGTAGAAGAAGAGGCTGAAACCTTTGAACTATAAGAGTAGTTATTAATAATTTGTTTGGTTAAAAGGGGTTGTGTAAGTTTTTTAAGTAATTCTTATACAACCCTAATTAACTTTAACTACTCCCTTCCTCAAATATGAGGACAACCTTTTACTAATCAATAACAACTAAACAATTATGCTATCTCAGGAACAATTAGAACAACTTCAACAACAACAACAACTAGACAATCTTTCCAGAAGGGAAGAACGTTACAGCTACTTTGGTATATTAGCTGAATATCAGCTTCATCCGCCATCATTAGTAAACTCTTTAAGTTACACCAAGCTAAATCCGTATCAACATTTTTTGTTTAAACGTGTACTTCATGGCCTTAAGGTTTATAAACCTGAAGAAGTTAGGAAGCTACATTGGGACAAGAAACGTAGAATAACTAAGGTTTGGAAACGTGGACAGAGAGAGATAAATGCTTGGAAGCAAACTATTTGTAATAAGCGTGTAAATGCTTATCTTAGCAATACATTCAAGCATTCTCCATTAGCACAGTATATTGCAAATATACCAGCTAGTGAAGTATTAGATGATTACACTAACACTATGAGTTTCAAAGAGTTAGGTATGACTTATGAGGATGTAATATTAAAATTTATGTCTTTGGGATTACTCCCTAAAAACTATTTAGAACTAAAAAATGAGCATCAAAAAAGTCTCAAATAAAATGTCTAAACTGAATACTGCCTATTCTAAAAAGCGTAGGCAGTATTTAACAGACAAACCAATGTGTCATGCAAAGATCCATAAGTGTTCTTTGCAGGCTACTGATGTACATCATAAACATGGACGTGGCGTATACTACTTGGATACATCTACATGGTTACCAGTTTGCAGAAACTGTCACATGTGGATAGAAGAACACCCAGCTGAAGCCTATGAATTAGGTTTCTCAGGCTCAAGATCATAACTTTATGGTCCTATAGCTCAACTGGATAGAGCAACAGCCTTCTAAGCTGTAGGTTCTAGGTTCAAATCCTAGTGGGATCACCAGGCCGGATGATGGAATTGGTAGACATGACAGACTTAAAATCTGTTGAACTGGATAGTTCGTGTGGGTTCAAGTCCCACTCCGGCTACCAGGACTCTTAGCTCAGTTGGTCAGAGCACTCCGCTCATAACGGATAGGTCATAGGTTCAAG